GGGACTGGTCCGGTTGTGCGGGTCCCCACAAAGGATCACTTTGCGAACACTCGTCCCTTTTCCCTGAGGTCGACGACACTCTCTCAACGCCAAGCGACGAGGAACAATCTCTTGTACCTTGAGGGCAGGGGGAAAGAGTTCGTCCGGCTCTCCGCGGTGGTGGGGGAGGTGAACATCCCCGGAACTGACCTTTCCATTGACGACACAATCCCTCTGACCTACGCGGGTCCCCGTCTTGCCCTCGTGGGGCGTCTGCTCTATCTAAAGACGACAGGCGGGGAGTTTCTGCGTGAGATCGTTTCTGCGGACACCACCACGGTGACCCTCGACGGGAATCTTCCTGCCACCACCCCGAGCGAGAGGCTTCGTGTTGCCCTGGCGGACCGCACCCGACTCGACACTGATGAGCTGGAGCTGCAGGACACCCCAGGCAACGGCGCTGTCTTCTCCCTGACACTGAAGGACCTCTGACATGCCCGACAACAAACCCACCTTCCTCTTCGTGTTCACCTTCCCGGACGGATCCGTCGATCGTCTGACCGGGGATGATATCACGCGAGGGTTCCCGAACTATGGGGAGGACGGGGTCACCGTCGCCGGCAACGTGTTCCGGTACGCTCCGATCTCTTTCGGTAACATCAAACAGACAAACCAGGTCAAGAAGCAGGAGCTGACCTTGACCGTCCCCCTGTCGGACACGACTGGGCGGAAACTTGTCGACGCTCCCGAACCTGAGACGGTGAGCCTGACGATCCTCCGTGCGGACGTCGCCGGGGCGGTAGATCCGTTCAATCCGGAGATCCTCGTGGCCTGGTCCGGTACCGTCGGCGGCGCCTCCGTTAAGAAGGAAACGATCTCGATCGTGGGTGTCAACATCTTCGCCTCCCTGCAGCTGTCAGGGAACCGGGTCCGCTACTCCCGGCTGTGCCGGCACGCCCTCTACGGGGCAGGCTGTGGGCTTGGGACAGGCCCGTATCAGCAGTCCGGTACGCTGGATGGCTTCACAGGGGTCCAGGTGAATATCTTGGTGTCGCCCACAATTGACGTGGCGACACTTGTCGGTGGGCTCCTGATCTATGGCACGACACGGTACTTTGTCCTGTCCGCCCAGCTGCTTTCTCCCGGATCCTTCCGCTTGAACCTGGATCGGCCATTTGTCGAGATTCCGGGAACGACCAGTCTCGCGGTGGCCCCTGGGTGTGATAGGACGCAGGAGACGTGCTCGACCCGATTCAACAACCTTGAAAACTTCGGCGGGTTCCCTTATATACCGTCAAAGAACCCCTTCACAGTGTCTGCGATCGTCTGATGGATTTTATCACCCTCATCATCCTGCAGCTGATCTCTTTGGTGGTTTCCTACGCACTGGCCCCAAAGCCAGAGACGGAACCGCCGGCAGCTTTACAGGACTTCAAGGTACCCTCCGCTGAAGAGGGGAAAGAGCTCGGAGTCGTCTTCGGGACCGTTTGGATTGAAAGCCCGAACGTGACCTGGTACGGTGACCTCAAAGCGGTTCCGATCAAAGCGCGCGACAAGAAATGACAAAGCGGGTGGTGTACCTGAACGACTTCCGGGAGCTGCGTTTCTGTAGCAAGGGGCTCCGTCGGTACGCTTCCCACATAGGGCTGGACTGGTCGGACTTCCTCCGAAACGGAGTTCCGATCGAGCGGCTGGAACAAATCGACGACGTCTATATCCAAGACGTGGTAAGGAGACTTCAGGATGGCAGGCCCGAACCCGACGATCGGCTACAAATATCACCTCGGAATGCAGCTGGCCCTGGCCCACGGGCCAGTTGACTCTGTCAATTCGGTCGAGATCGACGAGCGTCCCGTTTGGGATGGGACCACGATTGACTCCCAGATCTACATCGACAAGCCGGACCTGTTTGGGGAGTTTGAGGGTGGGATCAGCGGGGCTGTCGATCTGTTGTCCGGAAAGAGGTCCCAGGGGGAGAACTCCTACCTGAAGGGTGTCCTACCGAACTTTGGTGGAAAGATTCCCGCGTTCCGCGGTGTGGCCTCTGCTGTCCTCCGCCGTCCCTACCTCAGCAACAACCCGTACCTCAAGTCCTGGTCCTTCCTCCTCCAGCGCGTCTTCTCCACGTCCGACGGGAGCCCGTCGTGGAACCCCTCACTCGCTGCGGTGAAGGAGACTGGAGTTGACGGGTACGATGTGACCCAGCGGTTCTCTACCCTGGCCCCCTCAGGCTGGTACCCCGGTGGGGCTCCGGCACCGTTCACCTCGGTGTTTGAGGATAAGGCGAATGGCCAGGCCTTCTTTGTCCTGACCCGCGGTACCTCAGGAGGTTACTCTGGGTCGGGAGTTCAGAGGTACGACACGAACTCTCTCGGGTTTACCGGGAGGGTCTACGATCCGTCCAGCCTCTACTACGCTGACGGGGCGTACTCCGTGTCCTTCTCCGGTGGTTTTGTCGGTGTTCGTCGCGGCACCAGCTCCGCATCGATCCGCTTGCAGCGCCTGTCCGCAGCAAACCTTTCTGTTGAGGCCACATCGGGCGTTGTCCCTGACGTGCAGAGCGGGGCGCGAAACACGCTTCTTACGGTCCCGTACCGCGGGGAGGCCCACATCCTCTCTCACGACGCGTACGGTGGGGTTCCTGCTGGCGTCAAGGTCTTTCAATACTACCCGAACCAGGAGGATGATTTTCCGGACCCCCTGTTCTACGACTACGACCTCCCGCGGTACACCTACCTCGACGCCACAAATCTGACCCTCGTTCGATCCTTCAAAAAGGGTTTCTGGTTGCTTGCCACTGGAGGGTCTATCCCGGCCGGGTCTGTCGGCGTGACCCGCTATGAGCCTGAGTTTGTCGGGGCGGTCGAGTACTTCACAGAGTACGACTACGGTGTCCACGTGGTCGGGACCTCCACGCTGTACCGGGCGGCGGGGGAAACCTCTGAGGGGGACCTCTTCCTCCATGGTGAGGGGACGCTTGCCGTCCTCCAGGTCAACGATGACCGGACACTGGAGCTCCTTTGGGCCCAGGAGGGAACAGGGGCTCAGGTTGCGAACAGAGAGAATCCACATAGCAGCTGGCAAACAGCTCCGTTGATCGGAGAGGTACGCCTTGTCACGGGTGGAACGAATGACCCCACTGTCTCGTCCTTCAACCTTACAAACGGAGATCTGATCTACGAGGACGTTGAGATCCCAGTGGGTCTTTCGGACGCCAACCGCAACACACTGATTCAGCAGGCCGGGTTGTTCGACAAGGGGCTGTTCTTCTACGCCAACACGGACGCACGCACCCTCGGGTTTGATATCAAGGCGAACATCCGCAACGCGGACATGAACCCGGCGCACATCATCCGGGAGTCCCTCACGAACAGCGTCTGGGGTCGAGGCCTTCCGGAGAGCCTGCTCGATGACGACTCCTTCTCTGCTGCGGCTGCAACCCTCTTCACCGAGAAGCTGGGTCTGTCCCTCCTGTGGGCGAAAGAGACCTCGATCAACGACTTCATCCAGATCGTTCTGAACCACATCGACGGGGTCCTTTACGTCGACCGCCGTACCGGGAAGTTTGTCCTCAAGCTGATTAGGGCGGACTACGGCGACGGGTCCTCTCTCCTCGCTCTTGACGACACGAATGTGATCTCCTGGTCAGAGGTGAACCAGCCGTCGTACAACGACCTTGTCAACACGGTCACGATCCAGTTCAACGACCGGGACAACAAGACGGGTGGGTCCGTGACCCTCCACAACCTGGCACTCATCCAGATCCAGGGGCGGGAGATCTCTACGGTACGCCAGTACCAGGGCGTCTGTACGAGGGCTCTGGCGGGGCGTATCGCAGCACGTGATCTCCGGGCCTCCTCCACCCCTCTCGTCTCCGGCACCTTGACGGTTACGTCGGACATTGAGGACCTGTACCCGGGGTCTCCTTTCCGGCTGTCCTCCCCGCGGCACGGGGTCAGGGACCTTGTCTGTCGTGTTACCGAGATCGACGTCGGCAATCACCAGAAGGGTGAGATCAAGATCAAGTTTGCGCAAGACGTCTTCGGGACCCTGTTTAGCGGGGCGTTGTCTGAGGATACCCCTCCCCCGTCCTCCTTCATCACGCCGCCTGTGGCCTCCCAGCAGGAGGTTGCCGTTGAGGCGCCGTACTGGTTCCTGGAGAACACGAGGTCGACGTCTGAGGTTGAACAGATCCTGACAGACAATCCGGATGCGGGTTTCCTCCTGGCTACGGCCGCCCGTCCGGGTGACAACATGATCGAGGCGCGTGTCCTCGTGTCTGAAGGGGCGAACAACCTCGACTTCGGGAAGGCGCCTCTGGCCCCCTACATCGACCTGTCCAGGGATCTGACTGACGATCCCGCGGACGGAAACCTCTCTTTGACCACCGGTCGGGACTTTGATTCGATCGAGGTGGGGATGTTGGGGAAAGTCGGTGGAGAGCTTGTGTTCGTTCAGCAGATCTCCTCCAACTCCATCACCCTCGGACGAGGCGCG